GGGTTTCTCTTTCACCAACAAACGAAACGAAAAGTTATGACTAAGGACAAGCCGGTTGCAATCCGGGCACTCAAGGTCGTATCAGGCTCGAACAGGACGAATTCGGATTTGGATACGCCACCAGAGCCAGTCAAGTCTCTAATAGGCTCCCCAACCCCAAGAATTCATTCACGCTTGAACGATTTACCCTCAAAAGGCGATGAGATGATTGCATTTGCCGAGTCAGTGGGCATTGATCTGATGCCTTGGCAAAAATTTGTCATTCATCACGCTCACAAAGTCAAAGCTGACCAGCGATGGCATCATTCTGAAATCTGCATTGTGGCAGCTAGACAACAAGGTAAATCCACACTTTTATTAATCCGGGCATTGGCTGGACTCTTTCTGTGGAATGAGCCCTTGCAAATCTCATCAGCTCACAGGCTTTCAACGGCCTTGGAGTTATTTCGGCAAATCGTCAAGGTCATTGAAACAAATGATTTTTTGAAGAAACAGGTGCAAGTAATTCGATGGGCGCATGGATCAGAAGAAATCGTGACCATTACTGGAAATCGCTACATGGTGAAGGCATCCAACAATGCAGCGCGTGGAATTTCGCGGCCAGAGGTCGTTTATATGGATGAGCTCTCTGAGATGAAAGATTTGGATGGCTTTGCATCTTTACGTTACACAATGATGGCATCGCGTAATCCGCAAGTATGGACGTTCTCGACGGCCGGTGATCAGACTTCGGTTGTCCTTAATCAGCTACGAGAACGCGGCATGGCAGCAGCTGTTGGCGGCACTGACCAGATTTGCTATTTGGAATGGTCGGGATATACCGACGACATCCATGACGAGCGAAATTGGGTAGCAAGTAATCCAGCTTTAGGCCACACAGTCCATGAGGATAATATCCGGGCAATTCTTAACGATCCGCCACACGTCGTTCAACAGGAAGTCTTATGCCGCTGGATTCATCAAAAGGATGCAGTCATTCCGGCGATTTCATGGCAAGAATGCGTTGATGAGTCAGTCCAGCTTGATCCAGAGAAAACAACATGGTTCGGACTTGATTTGTCGCCGGATCGTAGAGCTGGTGCATTAGTAGCTGCTCAAAAACTGGACAATGACAAATTTGTCGTCAAATTGCTTCGAACTTGGGAGAACTCGGTATCTCTGAACGATTTGGAAATGGCAAATCAAATCGCTGACCATTTCAGGAAATATCCTGTTGAGACAATTGCCTATTCAAAGAGAACGGCCACAGCTGTTGCCGGTCGCTTGGTTCCAGCCGGAATTCCCATCATGGACTTTGATGGTCATAATTACGCGACCGCGTGCGATCAATTGCTTTCGGCCATTACATCGAATCGATTGCGTCATGCAGGCAACGAAGAATTAACTAAGCAAATGCTCTCAGCTGTTCGATTGCCTCATGGCGATGGTGGATGGGTCATAGGACGCAGAGCGTCACAGACGACAGTGTGTGCAGCTGTTGCCACAGCTTTAGCCACATTTTACGCGACACGCCCAGAGACGGAGATTGACATCCTAGTTGGATAGTGCTTCAAGCGTGGGAAAATTTACGCATGGGATTCAGAGACATCTTTGTGCGTACATCATCCGTCGAAACACTGACATACGACGTCTCTGCATCTCTTGCTCCAGTGACGACGCTGGATTCACTCTCGCCATTCTTTCGAGGTAATCGCACAGCTACACGCGAAGAAGCCATGAGCGTTCCGGCAATAGCTCGCGGTCGTAACATCATCTGCTCATCCATTGCATCAATTGGCATTGAAGTGCGTGATCGTGTTACAGGAATGGAAGTTGATTCACCGCGCGTCATTCACACACCAGACCCACGCATTCCCGGCGTTGCAACCTATGTCTGGACGCTTGAAGATTTATTGTTTTATGGTTACGCCTATTGGCAAATCACAGAATTATTTGCAGATACGCAGCGCGTTCGAAGCGTTCAAAGAATTTCGCCAGAGCGCGTCACAATAAATACAAATACAGATTCAACAGAAATCGAATCGTATTCAATTGATGGTCATACACCATTGCCGACATCTGGCATCGGAAGTTTATGCGTGTTCTACGGAAATGATGAAGGGTTACTCAACCGAGCTGGTATGACTATCCGCACCGGCGCGGAATTGGAACGTGCGGCTGCACTCTATGCACGTGAGCCTGTTCCGCAAATGGTATTGAAATCAAATGGAACAGCATTGCCAGCAGATCGCATTGCTAAACTCTTGGAGTCTTGGGGTGCAAGTCGTAGAAATCGCACAACGGCATTTTTGAACGGTGATATTTCTTTGGAAACTTTGGGCTTTGACCCGGAAAAATTACAGCTCGCGGCCGCCCGTTCGTACATTGCCACCGAACTGGCCCGGGCCTTAGGAATTCCGGCCTACTTCATTGATTCCGAAACTGGATCATCAATGACATATTCAAACGCCAGTACGACACGTCAAACCCTTTTGGATTTCTCTTTGATTCCACTAATGAACTCAATTACCAAAAGGTTATCAATGCCAGATTTCTTGCCATCATCACAACGCGCAGACTATGCGTTAGACGACTATTTGCGCGGCTCAGCTTTAGAACGTGCGCAAATTTATGAAATCCTCAATCGCGTTGGCGCATTGAGTGCAGAAGAAATACGAGTAGCAGAGGAAATGATCCGATGAAGGTACTAACACCATTCACAATTACAGCGGCCGATTCAGAAGAGCGAACAATCACCGGCCAGATTGTGCAATTCGATACGCCAGCAAATGCATCAACAGGCAAAGTTTTATTCAAGTCTGGGTCATTGATTCCAGCGTCGGTCAAGCTAAATCTCGAACACGACTCAAAGCGACCAATTGGAAAGACACTATCGATGGAACTTGCACCAGATGGCAAGTCAATCAATGCCACGTTTAAGATTTCAAAGACAACAGCTGGCACAGATGCAATTCAAGAAGCGATGGATGGACTTCGAGATGGATTCTCTGTTGAAGCAAATGTCGCAGATCATGGATTTAACGAGGATGGCACAATGGTCGTCAATTCGGCGACACTTGTTGGCGTCGCATTAACACACAACCCAGCATTCGATGAAGCTCGCGTCAGTCATGTCGCAGCGACTACCGAAGTCACACCAGAAGAAACACCAACCGAAGGAGACGCAGTGGAAACCACTACCGAAAAAACAGAAGCACCAGCCGTTGAATCGGTAGAGGCTTCACAGAACGTCGTGCAAGCTAACAAGCCAGCACCATATTTCACTTCACCACGCAACCCAATTGTCAATCTTGGGTCATGGATGGAGCATTCAATCAAGGCAAAGTTGAATCCAATGTCAGATTCTGCAATTTACATTGCGGCAACAAATGACAATTTAGGTTCAACAAACCCAGCATTCAATCCAACACGTCAGCTCACTGAAGTCATTAACGGCTTGAGCAACGGAACACGAGGCGCAATTGATGCCGTAAGTCGTGGAACTTTGCCGGATTCTGGCCTTCAATTTGAGATTCCAAAAATCACACAAATTGCAGAAGTTGATCCAGTTGCAGAAAATGGCGCGGTAACAAATACCGATGTAAATTCAAGTTTCATTTCAGTCCCAATCACGCGCTTCGCAGGACGCAATGTGCTCACGACTGAAATCATTGAGCGCAGCTCACCGGATTTCTTCAACGAGCTTGTTCGTATCATGGGATCAGCCATGGCTTTCTCTCAGAACAAGTATGTTGCAAATCAAATCAAGGCAGATGCAGCATCAGATGGAACACCAACAGCTAACACAGCAGCCGGTTTAATTGCGTATGTCAGTCGTGCAAATGCGGCCGTCTATGCAGGAACTCAACGCTTTGCACGTAACATCTTGGTATCACCCGGACAATGGTCAAACATCATGGGTTACAACGACAATGGAACACCATTGTTCAATGCTTACCAGCCACAAAATCAGGCCGGTCTTGTTACAGGTCAATCACAGCGCGGCGTAGTGCTGGGGCTTAATTTCTTCGTCGATAATTCAGGTGAATTTACTGGTACAGGCGATGATTCAATGGTCGTTCTTGAGCCAGATGCATTTACTTGGTATGAGAGCGGCAATTATCGTCTTGATGTCAATAAGCCATCTGACGGAACTGTTGAAATCAGCCTCAATTCTTATGGTGCATGCGCCACAAAAATTGCAGCTGGTGGAAACCTATTTAATTTCACCTAATAACTAATCATCGACCACAGCCGCTCCCGGATGTGGTCGAGCAGTAGAAGGGAACGGAAATGCCAATTGTTACCGCAGGAGAATTGCGATCAATACTTGGTGTTTCCGTGTCTCTTTATTCAGATGCTTATTTAGAGCAGATGATTTCAAGCGCGGAGCTTACGATTCTCCCATTGCTTACTGGATACCAATCAGCAGTTACAGCAGTCTTTGTAGAAAATTCAATTGCCTATTACGGAACTCAGCGCGTTAATTATTTCGTGCCGGGTCAAGATGTCGTCATTACCGGATGCGGCATTTACGACGCAACAGTGACAGTCACAGACGATCGCATTGCGCCAATGGTCTTTACGTCTGCAACGGGCGAAGCAGACAGCACATACACCATCCCAATCATTCCGAGCGGGCTTGCGTGTATTGATGGGGCAACCGCCGGCGATTTATACTCTGGCGTTGCTCCCATTAAGTCAGCCATTCTTGTTGTAGCTGTTGAAGTGTTCCAAAGCGTTACAGCTCCGGGAAATCAAATTATGAGCGATGCATTCCAGCCATCACCATTCGTCCTTGGTCGCAGCTTGACAAGTCGCATTGTAGGCTTACTTGGGCCATTTTTAGAAGTCGAAACGATGTGTTTATGACAATCGAAGCCGACATCCGAACACCATTACAAACTACTCTTTCAACAATTGCAGCCAATGTCTATAATGGCATTCCAGAAGCTATGACCAGCCCAAGCATAGTTTTGGTTCCAGATTCACCTTATCTGGAAAGCACTCTTATCAATGGATCAACAACTAAAGTCAAAATCAATTTCTTGGTTACTGGCGTTGTTGGTTATTCAAGCAACGCAGCAGCTTTGACCAATCTTGAAGATTTAATGATTGAAATAATTTCGACCATGCCGGCTGGATATGTCGTCGGCGATGTTAGCTCACCCACACCTTTGGAAGTCGGTACAGGAAAATTCTTGACATCTGACTTGCAAGTCTCAACGTATTACACCGACTAAGGAGAAAACTCATGGCAACGACAATCATCACTGGCAGAGACATCACTTTCACGATTGACAGTGATAACTTCGATGCCCAAGCAACATCAGCGACTTTAACAGTCGATTCAACAATTAACACATATCAGACACTTGATGGCAAAGCGTATTACACAACAGACACTCAAGGAACATTCGCTGTGGAAATGCTTGCTGACTGGGGCGCACCTTCATCACTTTGTGAAGCCCTTTGGACAGCTGCAACATCAGCTCCACAAACGGGACTGCCAGTTGTTTTGGTTGCAGACACAGGTGCATCTTTTGCATTTACAGTGCAACCAATTTTGCCATCAGCCGGTGGAACTGCACCAGATGCTCAAACAGTATCTCTTGCATTTACTTGCGTTACTACACCAGTCTTAACAATTAGCTAATAAAGGAGCCGGGAGCATGAAACTAAATATCGAAGTAACTTATCAATCTGGCGAAGTCGCTACATATACGGCGGCTCCTCCAGAATGGCAAAAGTGGGAGCAAAAGACTGGATTTACAATTCAGCAAGCAGAGGAGAAGATTGGCATTTCTGATCTCTTATTTCTGGCCTATAACTCCATGAAGCGTGAGCAAGCCGGTAAGCCGGTCAAATCTTACGACATTTGGTGTGAAGGCGTTGCAGATATAGGAGCAGGGAATGCAGACCCAAAAGTTACGCCGTCGGAAGTCTCAGTCGAATAGTCCTTGAGCTTGCAATAGCCACAAAGATTCCGATGAGCGAATGGACGACGGCGGAGCAGATTCTTACAGCATTCGAGATATTGGAGCGAGATCATGGCATTTAAGGCGACAAAGGGTCAAGGCTCATTTCGCATTGAGGTTGAGCCATACGAACTGAAGAATTTGATTTCTACTCTTAATTCACTAGACAAAGAAAGTCAGAGTCGCGTCAGAGATGCTGCGCAGCCATTATCCAAAAGACTTGCTGGTCAGCTGATGATGTTCGGTGGTAGCTCACCTACTCCACAAACTAAATTGGTTCTTCAATCAATGCTCACTCCAAGAGATAGATTGATTCGCGTTGATATTGGTGGGCCTAAGAAAGTCGGTCGGCCATACGGCGGCACTGCAAGCAAAAGCGGAAAAGGCAACAAGGTTGGGCGTAGTGCAGCTCCAGCAGGTGCTTTACTTTGGGGTTCTGAATATGGCTCACATTCTGGCATTGACCGCGCTGGTCGTAGATACACCAACCGATTCAAAGCTCCGCAAAACAAATCTGGCTATTGGATCAATGATGCCGTTGATTATTACACGCCAATTGTTGCAAAAGAATACATTGCTGTTGTTCAGGGAATTATTAACGATTTGAGGCTCAACTAATGGCTGGAATTCCAAAAGTAAAGATTACCTTTGATGCTGACTTTGACGAGTTAAAAAAAGGAATTAAAGGCGGTCAAGATGAAATTGAATCTTTTGGCTCAAAGGTTGGAGACTTTGGCAAAAAGGCCGGATTAGCATTTGCAGCGGCTGGTATAGCCGCGGCCGCTTACGCATCCAAGCTATTGATTGATGGCGTAAAATCAGCCATTGCCGATGAAGCTGCACAAGCTAAATTGGCCACAACTTTGCAGAATGTTACAGGTGCAACAGATGCTCAGGTTGCGGCAACTGAGGCGTATATTCTTAAGACATCTTTGGCCAACGGAATTACAGACGACCAATTGCGTCCATCGCTGGAAAGATTGCTCAGAGCAACAAAGGACGTTGCCGAATCACAAAAACTACAAACTTTAGCTCTTGACATTGCAGCCGGTTCAGGCAAATCGTTGGAAGCCGTATCTAACGCACTTGGTAAAGCCTATGAGGGCAATTCAGGCGCATTGGCTAAATTAGGCGTTGGCTTATCAGCTGCGCAACTTAAGACCATGAGCATGGATGATGTCACCAAAGCATTGGCCACAACATTTGGCGGCCAAGCTGCTGAAAAGGCAGACACATTTGCCGGCAAAATGGATCGTCTCAAAGTGGCATTTGATGAAGGCAAAGAGACAGTCGGATCATTTGTGCTTGATGCCATCACTCCTATGATCAATACTTTTGTTAATCAAGTTGTTCCAGCCATCCAACAATTTGCAGAAGAAATTGGGCCAAAACTCCAGCCAGTAATCAAATTTCTTGGCACTTATATTCAAGAAGTTTTATTGCCAGCTTTCAAAAGCATTTGGGGATTCATCACAGATTTCTTGGTTCCCATATTTTCGGCAATTCTTGTTCCCGCCATTGAAGGGTTGCGCACTGCATTTGCAAAGGTTCAAAAAGCAATTAGCGATAATTCTGAGGAATTAAAGCCATTTATCAACTTTATGAAAGACGTTGCCGAATTTGCCAGAGATATTTTGGCTCCAATTATTGGTGGCACACTTAAAGCTGCATTTAATGTCTTGGGTACAGTAATCTCAATTACCATTTCAGGATTTGCTAAGATTGTCAGCATAGTCACAACAGTGACAAATTCAGTCAAGGCCTTTATCAAACTCATTACAGATAACCCGGTTACACGATTCTTTGGCGGTGGAGATAACTCAAAGAGTTTAATTGTTGGCGGCGGTGAAGCTAATCCCAACATGGGCGGCGACCCATTTGGCGGAGGAACTCCAACATTTGGCGGTGGCATTGATCCACGCACTGCCAGCGGCGCACCATTAGAGGCATATTCCCCAGCAATGCAAGCTGCCATTTTAAGGCGTGAAGAACTCAAAGCTGAGACTGAACGCCTACGCAATGCCAGAGAAGCTGCCGCAAATGCCCGAGCAGCCTCAACAGGCGGGCTTTCAACGGCTGAGCGAATCAATATTACAGTCAATGGCGCAATTGATGCAGAAGGTACAGCTCGCACGATTGTGGATACTTTGAACAACTCTTATTTTAGAGGCACAGGCGGCGCATCGAATTTGCAGACAACATGAGCGTTTTCAATCCAGTATGGCGTGTGACGATTGGTGGCGTTCAATATCAGACGGCTATTCTGGCTAATCTAACCATCACATCTGGTCGCACCAATATCTACGAACAGGCGCAAGCCGGATACACAAACATTGAACTTATCAATTTGGATCAATCAAATGTGGTTATTGGCATCAATGATTCTTTGACTATTGAGCTGCAAGATTCAACAGCTACGTATGTTCCCATTTTTGGCGGCTCCGTTGTTGAGGTCGGCATATCAGTGGCCGAATTGGGCAATATCGCTTACGCCCAGCGGGTCAAGATTATTGCTTTGGGTGCATTGGCTCGATTGCCAAAGGCTTTGACAAATGGCGTTTTAACTCAGGCTTTTGATGGCACTCAGATTTACAAAGTACTTTCAGGCGTTTTATTTAATCAGTGGCAACAGGTTCCAGCAGCTTTGACGTGGGCTACCTATGATCCGACAGAGACGTGGGCAAATGCCCAAAACACTGGATTGGGCGAGATTGACCAGCCGGGCAATTATGAGCTTGCGGCACGTTCATCGGATAGAACTGACGTTTATTCTTTGGTCGCAGCTTTGGCCAATAGCGGTGTTGGTTATATTTATGAAGATGCTCAAGGACTTATTTCCTATGCAGACTCGACACATCGCACGACTTATTTGGCAGCTAATGGATACGTCAATCTTTCAGCCAATGATGCCCAAGGAGCTGGACTAAGCATTCAACAGCGTACCGGCGATGTGCGCAATGCCATAACACTCAAATATGGCACAAATTCAACGTCTGAAGTCAGCGCAACAGATTCAGCATCAATTGGTTTATATGGCCAGCTTGCTCAGATATTCACAACAACAGTCAAACACAAAGCGGACGCTCAAGATCAAGCCAATTTCTATTTAGACCTTCGGGCATATCCGCAATACAATTTCAATCAAATTTCTTATCAACTGACAAATCCAGAGATTGATGATGGCGACCGAGATTCGCTAATTAATGTGTTTATGGGAATGCCACTGGCAATTGCGGATTTGCCGCTTAATATGTCAGCCGGTACCTATTTGGGATTTGTTGAGGGATGGACATTTCAAGCTGCATATAACCAAATTGGCGTGACCCTTATTCTTTCGCCGTTAGCGTTCTCACTTCAAGCCATGAGATGGAACGACGTGCCGATTGTCGAAACATGGAATTCAGTTATACCTACATTAGACTGGGAACACGCAACGCAGGTTGCATAGAGGAGAAAACATGAGCAATCCAACAACGCCATTTAGCTGGCAAATGCCCACATCGACAGATTTAGTAACTGACTTACCAGCGGACTTTGAAGTCTTTGGTCAAGCAGTAGCAACATCAATGGCCGATTTACTAGGTGGCACAACTGGTCAGATATTGACCAAAGCATCAAACACTGACATGGATTTTACTTGGTCGAGTGAAGCTGGAGATATTTCAGCCGTTACGGTTTCAAGCCCAATCACGGGCGGTGGAACATCTGGATCAGTCAATATCGCAATCCAAGATGCTTCGACATCTCAAAAAGGTTCAGTGCAGCTTTCAGATTCAACATCAACGACTTCATCAGTCTTGGCTGCAACTCCAACGGCGGTCAAAGCCGCTTATGATTTAGCTGCTGCTGCTCAACCTAAAGCTTCAACATATACGGCAAAAACTGCAGCTTATACATTCCAAGCAGGCGATGAATACAACATCTTTTCAATGAATAATGCTGCAACTCAGCAATTCAACATTCCAACAGATGCAACATATAACTTTGCAGTAGGAACTGAAATCAACGTCTTTTGGATTACTGGAGCGGGTCAGCCAACAATAGGCGCAGTGACTCCAGGAACGACAACGGTTATTTCAACTGGTGCGACAAGTGCAACGCCTAAATTGCGTGTGGCCAACTCTGGAGCAACTCTTAAAAAACTAGCTGCAAATTCTTGGATTATTTTTGGAGACATTTCATAATGACACCGATGCTTGGAATTATGGCCAGTGCTATCTCAGGCAATTTAGGACTGAGTGTGGATTATTTGGTTGTCGCGGGTGGAGCAGGTGGAGCTGATTCGGGCGGCGGGGGCGGGGGCGGACTTCGATCAACCGTAACCGTAACTGGAGGAGGAGGAACTCTGGAAAGCCCAATTAGTGTTGCTTTTGCAACAAATTATTCTGTCACAGTAGGTGCAGGAAGTGGCGGCCACAATAATGGAAACAATTCATCGTTTCACACCATTACATCCGTTGGCGGTGGAAAAGGTGGAGTCACAACTGGATTTTCTGGAGGATCGGGCGGTGGAGCTGGAGGCTCAGGAGCGACTCTTTACACGGGTGGCGCTGGCACTGCAAATCAAGGATATAGCGGCGGAAATTTAGTCACTCTTTATGGTTCTCCTTATTGGCCTGGAGCTGGTGGCGGCGGAGCTGGATCTATTGGTGCATCACCTGCATCATCAAATGTAGGAGCAAATGGAGGTGATGGCGTACTTGTTGCAATAACAGGTTCATCCGTTGGTTATGCGGGCGGGGGCGGCGGAGGAGTTACGACAAGTGGTACAGGAGGAACTGGAAATCGTGGCGGTGGAAACGGAGGAGTTAATACATCAGGATCTAATGGTGATACAAATAAAGGCGGCGGGGGCGGGGGCGGGGGAAATTCTGGAACGAGCAGCGGAGGAAGTGGAGTTGTAATTTTGAGATACAACAATTCAAAAACAATCACCATCGGTGCTGGTCTTACTGGATCTACAACTACCAGCGGAAGTTACAAAATCACAACAATCACAGCAGGCGCGGGAAATGTGAGCTGGACATAATGGCACATTACGCATTCTTAAACGAGGAAAACATAGTCACTGAAGTCATCACTGGAATTGATGAAACTGAACTTATCGAAGGATTAAATCCAGAGATTTGGTATGGCAATTTCAGAAATCAAAAATGCATTCGCACCAGTTACAACGCGAAAATTCGCGGGAAATTTGCTGGCATTGGTGATTTATATGATGAAAGCAGTGACACTTTTATCGCTCAAAATGTGGAAGCACCCAGAGATGAAATCTCAGAATGACTGGATAGCGTCGAAAGACGCAGCTGAGATTCACATCGTCAGCGTTCCTATTGAAGGCACAAAAATCAAGGTGCAATGCGCAAAAGCGGTTGCACCCTTATTTGCTGGGTTATGTAAAGAATTTCATGAATTGATTGAACCCATTGATGAAGGCGGTCTTGATGACTGGGGTTATTGCTTCAGGATGATACGTGGGAGCACTGACAATCTGAGCAATCATTCATCTGGCACTGCCGTGGATCTAAACGCCACCAAGCACCCACTTGGTAAAGTCGGGACATTCCCAAGCGAGAAAGTGCCAATGATACGAGCATTAGCCAAGAAATACGGAATGATTTGGGGTGGAGATTTCCGTCATCGTAAAGATGAGATGCACTTTGAGATCGCCGTGACGCCAGCGAAAGCCGCTGCGTTAATCGGGAGCTTGAACAAAGGAGACAACTAATGGATCAAGCAAAAGCAATGCTGGCATCATGGGCAAGAAGCTCTGTCGCTGGTGCGCTGGCCGTTTATATGACTGGAAACTCTCAGCCAAAGGATTTAGCAATGGGCATGGTTGCGGGGCTTGTTCCCGTTCTTGCAAGATGGGCTAATCCAAACGACGTGGCATTCGGTAACAAGAAGTGAGTGTCGGCGAATGGACGGCGGTCGGTGGGCTTGTTATTGCGGTGCTGACTGCCATCTATTCGTCAATGAGATTCATGGTGAAGTCGATCATGCGAGAGCTCTCACCGAATGGAGGCAACTCGCTCAAAGACCAAGTGAGCAGGATTGAAGAACGGCTTAATCAATTGATTCTTGAATTGGCTCTAAAAAAGTAACCGACACGCCGATTCTTAGGCGGGAATCTTGAATTTGTCGGCCATGCGTGTCACTCTGTAATTCGGGAGCTGGTACGCAGCTTTCAGAATCGGGAGCAAGAAATGACAACAAGTGAAGTCGGGCTATTCGTCATCATGGCGATTGCATGCATTCTTTGGGCAATATGTAGCTATTCAGTCGGATACAGAGAAGGCCACAAAGACGGCTACCAGCGCGGCAAAGCCGTCGGGCGTCACGCATCATCTCAGTCGGTGCGCTAATGGGGTTCTTGGACGGCTATGAGGCCGCACGCGCTCGCACAGATCGTTGGATTCTCACACATCCAACCGGACGCATCGAAACAGAAATCATGGAATTTAACGCTGAAAAGGGTTACGTTTTAGTAAAAGCCACTGGCTATCGCAATGCAGATGATTTATATCCAGCCGGCGTTGATTTTGCTTATGGCTATCAAGGCGCATACGTTCAGAACATGAAACGTTGGTTCGTTGAAGATACAGTCACAAGCGCAATTCTTAGAGTTATGCAGCTCATCATGGGCGGTGCAGAGCGCACAACCCGCGAGACAATGGAGCAGATTGAAGCTCTACCAGCCAAGGTTGCAAAGACCGACCTTGACTACGATTACTGGACGACCAAATTTGGTGAAGTGCCATCGTTTAAGACGCAAGAAGAAGTTGATGCAGCTGGCACACTGGATTCATTGCAACAGTGCAGGCATGGCAAGCGCGTCTTTAGAGAAGGCACGTCAAAGACTACGGGCAAGCCTTGGGCAAATTACAGCTGCATTGAAAAGAAGCCTGAGCAATGCGATCCAAATTGGCTAGTCATGAGCAGCGATGGCAAATGGAAGCCACAGTTATGAGTGGGCCAATTGAGATAATCAATCCAAGGACTATGAGTTGCACACTTATGGAAGATGGCGTCATTATTGCAACTTACAAAGTCGAGCAATGTGACAAATGCTCCAAGCTAGTCAAATTCGATGAATTCGGTTATCAAAAGGGATTTGGTAACGAAAAGATAATTTGGTTCTGTGCGGAGTGCAGATGATTATGGTGCGGTTATCGCGTGAAGATGAGATTGTGGCACATACTGCTGGACTTGCGAGAGAATCGTATTATGGTTCAAATCCCAAATTCTTAGGCAACAAGGGCAACTTTCACAATGCCGTCGTAATTCATAGCGAAGCCGTCGGAGCGGAGATGGCGGTAGCCAAATACTTTGGCGTTGAGGACTTTGTGCCGACAGTCAATACATTCAAGAATGAACCGGATGTCTATTGGAACGGCATTGCCATCGAGGTCAAACAAACACCACACAAACGCGGTCACTTAATTATTAGCGAAGACGATCGTGATACTGACATTGCTGTTTTAGTCGTAGGCGAATCACCGACCTATTACGTTATGGGCTGGATTCCAGTAGGCGTTGCAAAGCGTCCAAGGTTCCAATCAGCACAAGGCGGTTATTGGGTTAGCCAAATCAATCTGCAACCCATTGAGACATTAAGGAAATCCATCCATGCCAATACTTGAATTTGATTGCTCAATCTGTGCAAAGCTTTACGGCAAAGCAAAGCAACGTCATGGCATTCGCAAGACATCAGAGCTAACGCTTCACGAATGGTTCAGCACATGTCTTGGCTGTGGAGCGATGGGCATCAAAGTCGTTGATGATGCAAAGGTTGCAGGTCTATCTTTATGACTAAGTTATCCACAGGCGTTTTCCACAGGGTGTGCGCAACGCCCAAGAGTGCGCTCAATGTTGCATCTTACTTGACTGCATCGGTACGCTCCATACTCGCTGGCGAGCCGCTGATGCGGATAGCTCGCTGGCGAAGTCTGGTGCTATTGGCAGTGCTGTGTGTTGTTGGCACAACACCAGCGGTAGCAGTGACAGACATAGATAATCTCAAGCTATATGCACATTCAAGGATCATTAACTATCAACAGTTTCAGTGCTTTAACAAACTGATAACAGTTGAATCTCATTGGAATATCAATGCAATCAATGGATCACATTATGGTCTAGGACAGATGCGCAATAAGAGCTATCGCAACCTTGATGGTTATCGCCAGATTGACTGGACTATCCGATATATCAATGGACGTTATGGATCGATGTGCAATGCTTATCGTCATTGGCAGAAGCATGGGTGGCATTGATGGTTAGCGGTAAGCACGCCAGAGTCTATGGATCAGCTTGGCGCAAGATGCGGGTGTATATCTTGGCAAGAGATGGCCATACGTGCCAGTATTGTGCAGCTCCGGCCACGACTGTGGATCACGTGGAGCCGGTAGCCAAAGGCGGAGAGATATTGAACCCAGAGAACCTAGTAGCTGCATGCGTATCGTGTAACTCAAAAAAGCAAGACAAAGACAGTCGCTTTTTTTTGAGGCCGGTTTCCAC